ACTATCATCATTTGGGGGGAAAGATGCTGTATTGTTTCTGAAATCTAAGTCTACATCAGGAAAATCAATTAAAACTCTATTGTATTTATTATTTTTATCTTCTGATTGAACATTTATCCCACCGATAATATCACTCTCTGTTAAAGTCATTACACTTGACCCTGTTGTTTCAATCGTTAATTTATACTTACCACCAGCATAGGACATCAATCCTCTACAACTTAATAACAATTCTCTAATATTATTGAGGACTTTGTTTCTTGTATCTAAAACAATATTTGCATCTAAAAGGTTAATCTGTGTTCCTGTTGAATTATCTATTGGGTCGGTTACATTTGAACCTGTAGGGGTTATGTTTGTATCAGCGACTTGAGATGCAGTAAAGAAAGTAGGTATATCAATATTAGCAATAGGAACTCCTTTACCAAATCTTGTATTCGTTAAATAATCTAAAAGAACAAAAGCTGGATTTGTTGAATATTGATCTGTTGTTTCATTTGAAGAACTATCAAAAGTAGATATTTTTCTACCTTGTATTAGAGCATTTATTGTTGGCAGTCTTGAAAAAACATCAGGATTAAATCTTAATTCTAAAGCTAGATAACCAATCCCTCTAAGTCTATGATTTGAAGTCCAATCATCTAAATCATCATCAATAATAGAAGCCGCTACTTGGCTATCATCTCCATCAAAGAACTGCATTTTAACATGAGATTGATTTGTAGTAGAACCATCAGGATTTTGTATATCTGCAAACTTACCATAATAAATAGTTTGATCTGTAAAAGAACTTGGGGAAGTTGCACCTGAACTATCTGATGTATTAAAATCAGTTACTTCAATGTCATCTAAAAATATTTTTTTACACGCATTTAATTTTCCCTCTCCTAAAACCATAACCATATAGAGAAACTCATTATCATTACTTGTTTGAACAAATACTAAAGTCCCACCTACTCGTCTCATTCCGTAAATTAAAGGAATACCACCTGAGCTTGATTTTTTATTTACTAAGACTCCATCTGTTCTTGCAGTTGGGTCGTTAAAACCATCATCAAAGTCTGGCATATCAGGTATCGGTATGAGCCAAGAAACAACATCTTCTATAATGTCTACAATACCCTCAAAAACATCTTCTATTATATCAAAAGCATCATCTATTATTGGAAGTCCTGTATCTGGTAAATCACACATTAGCCTAGTCTCCAATTTTTGCCCATCTCGTCAAATCCTAATTTTTTAAGAACAGGGTCTAGTTTTAATTTAGTCGTAATAGATAAATTAATAGGGTCATCTTTTGCAATCTTTTGAACCCCACTCAATAAATTTCTAAAAGTTGTAAAGTTTCTATGCTCAGGAACTACATAAATAAATTGTATGTTATAAATATAAGCATCACTCCACCAATATTGACTTTTATAAAAACCTACAGCACCAATAATTTTATTATCTTCATTTTTACTGCAACAAATAATTTTACCTTTATTTAAAAGCATATCCAACAATTTAAAAACTTTTCCCTCAGATAAATCAGGTAAATCTAAACCTCTTAGTTCTCTTTTAAATTTTTTGCCTACTTCAAACAATTCATCTAAATCTTTTTCTTCAGCTTGATAAAATCTATAACTATCCACTATTACCCCACTTTAAATCTCTTACTATTTGATCTGCAAATTCAAAACCTTTGTCTCCACTAAAAAATCTTTGTTGAGTAGAATTGTTTGTTATTCTACCATTTACTTGCATTGAGTTAGCAAAGTAACTTTCCAAATCTAATTTTAATGTAGCAGTTGATGTATTATCAACTATTTGAAAACTATTTATAAAGCCATGATATAATAAAAAAGGATTGTTTATAATAGCACCAGAACTATCAAGAAATGCTCTAAATATTTTTACTTCATCATGGATAACATTATTATTTAAAACTAGAGCAATATAAGTTTGATCTACTCCTGTTATTGTTAAATTTAATCTTGATATTTGTACTCCTTGACTTTCAGAAACATTAGAAACATCAAGCAAAACTCCTGAAGATAAGTATGTTGTAGAACTACCTGATATACTAGATGTTAATGGAAAACTATTCTCTGTAAAAGCTAAACTAGAACTAGCAAGAGTTATGTTTACTAAATGAACAGCATTGATATTTTTTGTATCTAATTCTGTAACAAGATCACTATGTAATCCTCTTGACATTAGAAAGCCTCAACAACATCTATCTCATAACTAAAAAGCAACTCCCCATCTTTATCAGATACATTACTTTGAAATTCTTGCATATCACTCATTAGCCTTACTGTTATTGGAACACTATCATATGTTATGGCTGAACCTGATACTGCTGATTTTAAAGGTGGCTCAATAGTTAAAGTACCTGAAGATATATCTGAATTATCTGCTACAACCATATAAACTTTATTATGACTTGCAAATTTTATCAAGTCTCCAGCCAATAAACTACCTGATCTTGTTCCACCAAGAGTTATAGAAGTTCCACCAGCACTTGCTGTTCCTGTTGGACTACCAGCAACAGTTCCTTTTGCATTTCCGATATATGCTGGAAGTGTAATAGTAAAAGTTTCTTTTCTTGATCTTTGTGCAATTATAAAAGCCATCAATGGACTTATCTCTGCTCTTGTTTTCAAAGGAAAAGATAAAGTAAAACTAAATCTTTGTCCGTCAATTTGTCTTGTAAACTGAGTTCCATCATCTGCTTGAGAGACAAGTGTTCTTTGGTTAGACTTAAAATTTATAGCCTGAAACTCTGTTAAAGGTAATGACCCACTCATACTAGTACAGGTCTCCCTTTATCTGTTACTGCTTGATTTATGATATTCACTATAGTCCCTCTTTCATTTGTAAGTAATGATCTAAAACCTCTAGTGTCTACAGCATTAATTGTAAAGTTCACATTTACTGAACCGCCCATAGTTCCAAGTTTATTATTTGGTGTAACTTGCATATCTTTTCTTGGCATAATTAATTCAGGTCCAGCTTCTCCTACTATTGCTGGTTGATTTGCTCTTGCTATACCACCTTTTTCAAAACCTTTAATTTTATTTACTAAACCCATACCAAACTTAATAGCTAAACCTGTAGCCGCAATATTAAATGGAAAAGGAATACTTGAAAAAGTTTTTAATGCACCCTCATAAACACTTCGTAAGGCTTTTCTAATTGTAGACATAAGCATCATAGACTCCGATTTCGCCATAGCTGATTTAACTGCTGAACCTATCAAAGCATCAACTAAAGTTCTCACAATCGTTCTACCTAAATCAGAAATATTTAGTTTTCCTGTCATAACAAAATCAGTAAGAGCATTTTTTACAGCTCTAGCACTATCCTCTCCAGCTTTTTTAAATCTATCAAATGCTGTTATTGAATCATTAGTGAAAGATTTAAAACCTGTTTTAAAACCCTCAAACATATTGTTTTTTAATTTTATTTGTTCTTTAATTGCTTCGTTTTCTTCGTTTGTTAAACCGATTATACCCTCATCATCTAATCTTTCATTATTTAAGGCTTTAAACACATTTGCCATTTGTTCTAATTCTCTTAAGTTTAAATTTTCTTTTATTTCTTTTAGTTGTGCATTTGTAAGACCGATAATTCCCTCATCTGTTTTTTTTCTTTGTTGTAAAGTTTTAAAAACCGCTACAATTTTTTCTAAATTTTCTACATTTTTTGTTTCGGCAATATTTCTATTAAGTTCTTTTATTTGTTCATTCGTTAAACCAATAATCTCTTCAGCTTCATCAAACTGCTGATTTAAAATTTTGTAAACATTTGCCGCTTTTTGTGCTTCTTCTAATCTAAATGCCTTAACAAATTTTTTAATTTGTTCTAAAGAAAGACCAATTTGTTCATCTAATTCATGTAATACAAAATTTGTTTCTTTTGTCTTTTCTTTAAATTTATTTTGATTTTCCGAAGCTAATTTTAATTGTAATGAAAGAGATTTTATTTCTTCTTGTAATTGCTCTATTGATTTACCTGACTCAGGTACTTCAGGGCCTGATAATAGTGTTTTAAAATTTTTAAGTCCTGTATTTAATCTAAATTGGATTGCTTCATCTAATTTATTTATTTCAAATTTTAATTGTGAAATAGATTTCCTTGAATTTTCTGTCTCAAATGTTCCGTCAGATAATTCTTTTTTAAAATCTTTAAATTTATTTATTAGTAATCCAAAGGTGGTTACAAATAATCCAACTGATGCAAAAATAATATTTTTTTTAGTGGCAAGATTAAAACCTGTCATAGCTATAGTTAATCCTTTTAATTGCATAGCCATATTAAAAAAAACTGACGCAACTTTTAAAGCTATAATACCAGATAAGACCTCAAAGAAAGTATCTGCATTATCTTTTATAAACTTAAATGCATTTGCTGTTCCTTTAACTGCCCTAGCTAAAGTTTGTCCTATTTTTTTCGCAAACTCATCAAGTCCTTTTGTATTATCTCCTAAAAAAGTGTCTAAATCTTTGAATTGTTTTTTAAGTTCAGGAAAAAAACCAGCTTTTAAAATTTCTCTTTTAAAATTAAAAAATTTATCTCCTATCATTGAGAGAGTTCCCTCAAATGTATTTGCTAATTCATCAGTTGCTTGACCAAATTCTCCACCTTTTCCAAATACTCTATCAAATGCTTTTACTGTATCTTCAATAGAAACAGTTGCACCAGCTTTGAAGCCAAGCATATTCCTAACACCTTTTTCTCTAAATAAGTCAGCCGCACCTATACCAGCACTAAATGATCGTTGTATTTGTTCAGCCGCAGTTCTAAAATCTAAACCTGTGGTTGCGGCTACATTACCTGTTATCTCCAACATCTTTTGAAGATCATCAGCATTATCAGTAACAGTAGCTAATATCCCTGAACCAGCTTGTATTTCTTCTAGTGAAAATGGAACTTGAGATGCAAACTTTGTCATATTTTCAAAGGCTTTTGCACCCTCTTCAGCATTTTTAAGTAAAAATTTAAATCTAACTTCTAAGTTTTCTAATTCTTTACCTGTATTAACAAGATTTCTAATTACTAAACCAGCACCAAGACCAGCTAAAGCATTACGAACATTAAATACTGACGATTTTAATTTATCAAGGCTACCTCTTACTGTGTTTAAGGCTCTTTTAGATTTGTCCTTAGCAACAATATCAATATTTACTTTTTTTGTAGCCATTATCTTTTGTTCATTCTTTGCTCTTGTTCAGCTTTTTCATGTTGTATTTGAAAATATGCTAACCACATATTAAACTCTGAAACAGGCATTTGCAATATGTCTCTTACGGACATATGAAGTCTCTCGCCTAGAGCAAGAACATTATGAAAGTCAGGGTCAGAAACTATTTTTTTTTAACGTCAGAAATATTATCTTGAGCCATTATCTCAGTAGCAACTCTTGAGATAACATCAGTATCAGCTTTCATTTTAAATTTAGGCTTATGAGATAAGTCAAACATCTTATCGCCACTTTTGGTTTCTGCTTTTTGAATAATTACATCAACCAATACTCCTAAATCTGTCTCGCTAACACCTTTTAATAATTTGGCTTTTTCATTCATGGTAAAAGGACTAACATACATAGCTTTATCGCCCTCTAATCCCCATTCAGGAACTTCTATTATTTTTATTTCAAGAGACTCAAAATGGTTTTTGACTCCCTCAAAAAAATCTATTTTATCAGCCACAAATTATTATACTGTTGCCTCAGATACTCCACCTGTAAATTGAAAAGTAAGAGTTCTGCTAATTATTCCGTCCATAGTAACACCAACATCTCCACCTGTAACAATAGCTGTTCCTGTGAAATATTTGTCTCCACTATCTGCACCCTCTGGGTATAGTTCTAGTGTAGCACTTGTTCCTAAGTTAGCGGCCTCTTGAGCAGTATCAGTTTCGTCAAAATGACATTCAACTGTTGCTGTTGCGTCTCCTCTTAATGCTTTGTAACTTTTCATTGAGTCTGACAATGCTGTATCTTCAACTGTGTCTTGAGTTTGGTTTAAAGTAAATGAAGTTACTTCTCCTACTGTGTTTGACCCAATTTTTACAACACCATTTAATCCTGTATGCGTTGCCATAATTTTACTCCTCTATTATGTTTGTTTCCTCTTCTTTTAAATCATTTTTCGGAAGAGGTCTATCTTCTTTTTTATCTTTCTTAAAACCTTTTGCAAGATAATTTTCAAGCTGGTCATCAAAGATTTCCATCTCGTTTTCTCCATCAGGAAAGTATATTTTTATTCTTTTAGCCATTATGAAGTCCCCCTAACAAATTCATATAAAACTCTTACCACAATTCTCACTCCACCATAAGGAAATAATACTACCTCATCAGAACTAGCCTCAACTACTTGGGTGCTAAGAGCATTACCATTTCTTGTTATGTCATTATCTAAAGTTTCTTCTACAACTTCTATAAGTTGATTGCGAAGAGTATCAATATTTGAGTCAGTTCCTTTTACAAAACCAACTACAAGAAAGTCTATAGTCCCTTGTCTTTTACCTGAACCCACATCTCCTATAGAAAAAAAGTCTCTAGTTTCGTCCCCTGTTTGTATATATGCGGCTGGAAACTGAGCCTGAGATAACTCCTCAGGTTCAAATGGTTCTCTTTTTATGAGCTTAAACTCAATAGGACTAGATACTGCATCTAGCTTTGTAATAATATCTCCAGCAATATCTTCTCGTTTACTCATAGTTTTATTGACCTAAAAAATATATCTCTTATCTTATCTTCATCTGTTCGTCCAATAGCAAAAAATGGTCTAGCTTCCATAAACCTTGTTCCTGTTTCATGGAAAAAAGCCTTTTTGTTTTCTTCTTGTCTCCTAAAAAATAATGTTCCTTTTGATTTAGTTATTTTAGTTGTCAAAGTCCTAAACATTCTACCTGTATCTGTTAAATCTACATGACCTACTTGTCTGCCTTTTCTAAGCCTAGATTTTTTTGTAGATTTTTTATATGGTCTCAATCTGCCGCCATCAGGCAACTGACCTTTTTGTGTCTTATCAGTTATACGCATTATACCAAACTGTGAGGCTTTTGCTAAAGCCATTTGTATTTGATTTGGAATTTTTTGCTTAGTTCTTTCTAAATATTTGACAATATCTACAGTATTAGCAGTAATCTTTATATCTGCTACCATTATCTAACAAGTCTAAGAGTATGTATTGGTTCTTTTTCACTAGCTTGGATAGTTCCACTACTATCTTCATCATATTCAACACCATCTCTTAATACTGCTTGAAACTCCTCGTTGTATCTATTCTTGTAATAATCCATTTGTACTTGAAAACTATCTTTACCCTCGCCTGTATCTGGGTCTCTAAACTTAGATAGCATTGGAAATATATAATCTGCTAAAGCCTTATAACAAACTGATCTTCTCCATTGGCTAGGTGTAAGTTTACTATTTACTAATTCTAGGGAAGTAACCTTAGTTATATCTTTGTATCTAACTGTGTGTCTGTATCGTTCCCACCATTCTTCTCTTACTTGTCTAATAACATCATCTTCTG